TGAGAAACTTGGGCACAGGGCAAAACGAAAGGCCCTGATCCGGAAGGAGGAATAGATGGTCGATACTCCGTTCACAGACAGCTATATAGAGACTGATGCAGAACTCGAAGCCCTCATAGGCGCTGATCCTCGGGCCGCTGCAATCGCACTGAAAGCCCTGGCCGCCGCATCCCAGGAATGGTACTGCCAGGAGGCAACACGGCGGATAGATGCTCTTCCACTCCGGGGCACCAAGTACGATATCGATGTAGTAGCCGGTGTTCCCGACCAGCCCCGCGCCTTTCCCCGGATCATAGACTGGATCACTTGCGACTGGAACAGCAGCACCAGCCTGGCCATAGTGCCCACCGACATCAAGAGAGCCTGCATGGAGGAGGCTATCGCCCTCTATGCGGAACAGTCCGCCGGAGGCACCAGCCGGGCATCTCTCCAGGAGGCCGGGGTCGCAAGCTACCAAATTCCCGGTATCATCTCCGAGACCTTCCGGCCAGGCGGGGGCAGCACGGCTCAGATGGGCCTGAAGAGTTCCAATTCATATCGTATCCTAGCCAAGTACATTGCTCGGAGCGTGCCCATACGATGAGCCTCCTGAGCCCTTACCTGGCCGCTTATGGTGTTTCGGTCTCATGGAAACACAAGACCGGAAACAACGGAGAGGATGATACCTACACTACCAGCACCATCACCGTCTTGTGGGCTCATGGTGCAAAGGTGATCAGAACCGTACAGGGCGATGAACTGCAATGCCAGGCCATATGCAAGTGTGAGGCGGAAGTCGAGGCCGGGGACGTGCTCACCGTGGATGGCCGATCTTATCCCGTTCTCGGGCTAGTGGGCGTCTCTTACGACGGCTCAATGAGATCCGTAGCCCTGGGCGGATCAAGAAGCGGTGGAGCCTGATATGGCCGATGTCACCGATGCGCAGGCTGAAAAGCTGATCAAGCTATACACCAAGGCGGAGAAGGAGATATTGGCCGAAGTGAACAAAGCTCTCCTCAAAGGCAATTCTACCTACCAGCTCAAAGCGATGCTCAAGAACGTCCGGAAGATTCGAAAGGATCTCCTGGGAGGGGCAAAGGACTGGTCGGAGCAGGCCATCCAGCAGGCTTACGAGGCCGGGATGAAGAGCACCGGCCTGTCCGGAGGGGTGGGGTTCAATACCGTCCATCAGCAGGCGGTCGCTGTTCTTGCAGAAAACGCGTATGGCCGCTTTGAGACGGTTGATCAGGTCATTGGCCGGCGCATAAATGATGTGTATCGCTCGATTGCCCTGGAGAACGTAACCGGCCAGGTGGTGGGCTACCAGACCTGGCAGCAGACGGCGAAACGGATCAGGTCCGACATGGCCGATAGGGGCATAACCGGCTTCGTGGACTCTGCAGGCAAGCGGTGGAACATGGAGACCTATGCTGAGATGATCGCCCGGACCACGCCCAGGCAGGCTATGATCGAGGGCACAAAGAACCGACTCCTGGAGCACGATCACGATCTGGCGGAGATTATAGGAGGCATTGGGAAGAACACTTGTGATATCTGCAGGGCCTGGAACGGTCGGATTGTGAGTCTCACCGGCAAGACCTCGGGCTATCCGACGCTCGACGAGGCGCGGGATGCTGGAGTTTTTCATCCCATGTGTACCCATAATATCGCTACTGCAATGTCGTTTGAGGACAAAAAATGATCCTAACATGGCACGGCGAAGCGGTTCTTGCAAAAGTGCGAGAAGCCGTTGATGGGGGGCTGAACGATTCGGCTGAGATAGTATCGAAAGTGTGGCAGGACACAATCCCTTATGCAACTGGCGAGCTGGCTTCTCATGTCCAACCAGTGAAAGCCAAGGATCTGGAGTACAATATCTCCAGCACCGGGCCTTATGCTAGGCGGCAAGAACTAGATGAGTCACTGAGGCATCCCGATCCTACCAACCCGGCCTCAAGATCTGGCAGGAAAGTGCATGCTGGCCGGGATGCACTAGACGACAATCGAGATAACATTGAGAAGCTGGTGGCCTCAAGGGTCCGAGGAGTTCTATGAGCACGGATGTGATTAGCGATATCGCTTCCTATCTGGCCACTGGCGGCTATGGCACGGTGGGCACCAGCATATTCATTGACGAGCTGCAAGACCAGCCCGATAACCAGATTGTGGTCTTCAGCTCTGGAGGCCGCCCGATTCAATCCACCGATAGCCATACAGTAGTCACCTATTTTGATGTCCATATCCGGAACACCAGCAAAGCCACGGCCAGGAGCAAAGCAATTGAGATCAGGGATTACCTGGGCAGCAAGAAATCCGCAGCCAACCGCCAGGCCATCCTACTCCAACCACCAGTGATAGAATATTTTGGAAAGGATTCAATGAACCGCCATCGATACGGCGTGTTCTTTGCGGCATTTGATTAGGTGTGGCTTATGGATTATTCGAATGCTATAGAACGAATCGATTTAGCCAATGCTCGCATCACGCAGACGAAGTTAAAGTTGTTTGTTCCCTCGCCCGGCCCACCCGAGAGAGACGTGGTGCTGCCAAGGAAAGCACATCGGCCTTATGCGGGCAACATATTCCATTATATGCCCAAAAAATTGAAATCTTACCCAAAATCAAAATTCTCCAAATGAAATTAAATTTTAAAATCGCTTTTAAGGCCATGATATTTTCGGGCCTTGATGAATCTATCTGGGAGATGATTAAAGCATGACAGACGCAGTTTCCGGCATGACCGGCTCATTATGGGTGTGCGCCACAGCGGACGGCACATATGTGAAGCTCGGGGAATTATCAGATCTCCGGCTGAGGATTGATGGAAGAGAAATAGATACGTCGAATGTCGATGATGAAGGATGGGGCAGCTCGATCTCTGGCGCCCGGTCGGCAGAGGTCACAGCGACAAACAACCTGATCCTGACCGATGAGGGCTATGTGATCATCGCAGCTGCTATCCTGGCAGGGACAACCATCTATGCCAAGATCATGCAGAGCGGCACACCCACGGTATCCGCCAAGGGCTGGTCGATGGCTTGCGGAGTGAACAGCGGAAACCTCACTCTGGCAGGAACGGCAACTCAGCAGAAGGCAGATTGGACCATCAAGAATCGCGGTGCTCTGGCCGCCTTGTGAGGTGATCCATGACAAGCACAGTGAGCGGCTTCTCAGCCGCTCTTTACGTGGATGATCCTCTCGAGGCGTCGGTCGTCTTCACCGATCTGGCTATGGCGGATTCTGGCGACCACCTAACCTATCAGGCAGCTAAAGGCAGCCGCTACTGGGACGAGAATGAGACGCTGGTCATAGAGTCAGACGGAGAGCCGGTAACGTCCGGGTTCGAGGTGAACTATCTCCGCGGCTCTGTTACATTCGAAACTTCCATGAGCGGCCACACGATCACCGCAACCGGAAAACGCCGGAGTGAAACCAACTTCATCAAAATTCTGCTCGTGTACGATGGCAAGCTGAAGATTGATGGCAGAGAGATTGACACCACCAGCATAGATGATGCTGGATGGAGCAATTCTATCTCAGGAAGGCGGTCTTGGGAGATATCAACCAGCGCATTCTATTACACCGGAGAGGCCGACCTCCCCGATGTGGCCGACCGGCTCATATGGAAGATATATAGCATCTACTCGACCTCTAAGAGTTTCGTCGGTGAGGGCACGCTCCTATCACTGGATCGCATTGTGGCCAATCCGGACAAGGCCCAGGAACGGGCTATAACTATCAAAGGAAACGGGGAGATATATCCGGAAACGTAAAATGAATAAGGGATGGGCGATGATGAGGATTGTCAACGGACAATCCGCGGAGCCCTCCCTCCTAGGAAGGATTTGATATGACAACCGAAGATGATGCAGGAAAGAGCTTTATCACGCTCGATATGGATGAGACAAGAGAACTGAGATGGAACTTCCGGGCTCTCCAGAAGTTCGAAAGCCGGGCGAAGGATATTCTGAAGAGGCACGAGATATTCAAGCCTGGCATGCCGATCCACGCTGGCGCGGTGCTCAGCAACTTCCTCAAGATAGCTGACATTCTGGAAGCTGCGGTTGCCGCTGCATGCGGTATAGACGGCCTCGGGAAGAAAGATGAGCCCAGCGAGGCAGCCGTGGCCATCCAGGGGTATCTCGACCGAGGCGGCAACCTGGAGACGCTGGCCAGGGAGATCTACCATTCCTACCTGGTAGTGAACGACCCTTCTATGGTTGTGGTCTGGCAGGAGAATATAGCCAGAGAGGGGGAAACTGCCAGGATCAACAAGGAGAAGGCAGAGGCCAAACTGGAAGTCGCCCGGCTGGAGCTTGCGGACGACCAGAAGAAGATCGAGACCTTCAGGAAACTTTCTGGCAGCGAGCCACAAGGATAGGCCTGGTCGAGCTGGGGCTCTCTCCAGACACTTTTCTCAGCCTCACGGCCAACGAGCTGAACGCCCTGGCAGAACACAAGAAAAAAGAGGACGCCAGGCAAGATAGGCTTGCGGCTTTTGCGGGCTATTCAGCAGCGGTCGGCGTGGCCAAATGGTTCAACGAGGGCCTGCCGCCGTTCCGAGAGTTCTATGTCGTTCCTGGACAGCAGCCTAAGCCCTCCCTGCAAGATCATATCCAGATGATGAAGGATGTAGGCGAGGGCGGGCCGCCTTAGTCGGAAAGCCATACTAAGTGCATTATCGTGCCAGTGCCTATGCACACATCAAATGGGTATTCTCGATCTACTCGATCTTCGTCAGTCGCACTAACCGTGCTCATGGACCAGCAGTCCAGGCAGATCATACCATCTTTGACGTCCGTGACCACTCCCTCATAACTAAGCACGCCACTTGTCACACCGAGTCCAATCCGCACCAAATCGCCTGACATTGGAGATCTCGCCTGGGCGGCTCCCACCAGGAAGCCAACCACCAATAGGAATGCTATCGCTTTTTTCATGATCGCCATTTTCGAACTCAAACTAAATAAATCTGAGGTTCAATGACTGAGGTAGGCCGAGCAACCCTAATCATAGATGCTGACGACTCCAGGCTCCAGGCCGGGCTCGCCAAAGCAAAACAAGACGCGTCCGCTGGCGTAGCCGGTATCGAGCAGAACCTACGCGGCCAGCTCTCAGGCGGCATATCTGGTGCCCTTTCCGGCAAGAACTGGAAGCAAGCCGGGATGACCATAGGTGCCGATCTGGTCCAAGGAGTCACCGCACCCCTGGGGGCCCTCGGGAACATCGCGGGCAGTACCGCTCTGGCCATGGGGCCGGTGGGGGTCGCCGCTGTTGCCGGAGTAGCCGCAGCAGGAGCCCTGGGCGTAGCCTCATCCCGTGCCGCTATGGAATGGGAAGCTGGGATGGCCCAGATTTCCAAGACCACCGGCATAGAAAAGGGCACGGAGGCGTTCAATGAGCTGGATTCGAGCCTCACGAACCTCTATTCCCGGATGCCTACGACTGTTGCCGAAATACAGAGCGTAGCGGCAGCAGCGGGCTCACTCGGCATCGAGAAAGATTCTATTGCGGGATTCACAGAAGTAGCCCTTCAGATGGGCTCTGCCTTCGACATGCCTGCAGAAGAGGCAGCCACGGCCATCGGCAAGATCAAGGGCCAGCTCAAGAGCCTGCCCGATGGGGTGCAGACCTCGGCCGAGTTCGCCCGGCAGTTCGGTTCTGCGGTGGATTATGTAGGCAACAACTTCAATGCCACAGAGAAAGATGTCCTAGACTTCTCGACCAGGGTCGCGGGCTCGATGTCTTCTCTTGGAGCTGGGGCCTATGAAGTGGCTGGCTGGGGCGGGATGCTCAGCTCTGTGTTCCCATCGGCCGAACGGGCTGCAGGAAGCTTCGATGCTCTCCTGAACCAGCTCACCACCAACGAAAAGTCTCAGGCCGAAGCAGCATCTCTCCTGGGGATGTCCACAGAAGAGTTCATGCAGGCCATGAGCACAGATCCCTCCGACACCATACTGAGGATCGGCTCCGCCCTGGAAGGCCTGCCTGCTGAAAAGCTCCTGACCACCGCAAAGACACTGGGCGGCTCATATGGTATGGACGCCCTGGTCAAGATGGTCGGTCATACCGACGAATGGCGGCAGTCCATCGAGGATACGGTCGAGGCCGGGAAGAAAGGGGAATCCATAGGGGAATCTTTCGAAGCCGGCGCGGACAACATGAAGTCCTCGCTCCAGGTTCTCAAGAATTCGTTCAACGCCATCCTGAAGGACATTGGCGGGCCTATCAACGCGGCTCTTTCCCCCATGATCTCCTCCGTGGCCGGATCTCTCAACGCCGTCCGGCAGATAGGCGAGAACCTGTGGGAACCCATGACGGCGGGCCTTGCTCCACTCATCACAGGAATCACGCAAGTCACCGGCATGATAGGCACCATGGGCGGTATGAACCTGAGCGTCCTGGTGTCGGGCACGCAAGCCCTTAACACCGCTTTTCGGACCGGCAAAGCCTACGTCGAGGCCTTCAAAGAAGAGATCTTAGCCACTATCACCAGTTCTGCCCAATTCCAAGCTCTAGCGGGCGCTCTGGATAGCATCAAGAGCAAGCTATCCGAGGTCGGTGCCTTCTGGGGAGACATTTTCGGGGATATAGTGGACGGCCTAGCGAACGCTATCCCTACGGCAGTCTCTGGTGCCATCAATGCCCTGGGATCGCTTGCCAGCCAAGGGCTGAACAAGATCGGCTTAGGCGGCCTGGCAGAAGGGGCTTCTAGCCTGTTCGGTGATGTGACTGCATTTCTCGACCGGGTGTCCGTGCGGGCAAAAGAAAAGCTCGGGATAGCCACCGAGGAAGCGGTCGAGACAGGCACCGAGAAGGGCATGGAAAGCGGTGCGTCTAATGCCGAAGATGGTATAGCATCGTCCATTGAGAGAGCGGTATCATCAGGAGCGAGCAGCGGTTTTGCCGCCTCGCTGGCATCTATGGACGAGGCTTTCAAGTCGCTGTCGTCTTCCGGGGTTTCGAAAGATATAGCTGGTTGGATGAGCCATGGCGGCGCTGCAACCGATTTAGAGGCATTGGCCCGAATCAATGCACAATCCGGGACCAATGATGGCTATAAAGGCATATGGGGGCAAGGCTCTGGCGATCGATACACGGTAGAGCAGGGAGTCCAAGTCAAGCTCCACTACAATACTGACAAATTTGGCACCCAAAACACTCTCTACATAAATGGCCAGAAGATGGCCGAAGGCCGAGGGTACAGTTCCCAAGAAGAGGCCATAAAGGATCTGTTCCAGCAAGCCAAATTCCCTCTGTCAGAAGCATCCAACCTGACTTTGCAGGGCCGTTCTGGGGAACTGGCCGTCCTGCAGATGGACCAGCAGATCCAGCCTATCACCAATTTCATGGTTGATCGCTTCGGTGACATGGGATCGCAGGCAAGCACCGCCCTGGGTGGCAGCCTGAAGACCGGCCTGGATTCGGTCAGCGCCTTCATGAAGAATACTTGGTACAATGACTTAGCCAACCTGGGCTCTGTTGCCGGATCTGTGATAGGCGGTGGCCTGGCTGAGATGGGTGCAAAGGCAAACTCCTCCTTAGACGGCATCCAGGCCAAGACCAAGCAAGCTTCCGTGGGCTTCAATCAGCTTGAAAGCGCCATGGAGGATTGCACCGAAACCATGTCGGAGTTCGGGCTGTGGCAAGAGCAGAATGCAGAAGAGCTTTTTCAGGGGTCGTACATCGGCGCGGGCGGAGAGAAGTATCTCGACTGGAAGCTCCGCCAGATCAAGAGTATAGCGGCCACTCAGAAGGCCATGGCCTCGGTAGGCGGAGCTGTGGTAGGGAAGGACTACACGGATTTCGAACTAACTCCCACCATAGACACATCCGCAGCCGAAAGCCAGCTATCCAGCCTGAAATCGCGGATGGCCGAAGAACAGAAGATACCCATCTCGGTCGATGACTCACAGGCTATGAGCGCGATAGCGGCCATAGATGCGGCAGCGGGCGCGGCAGTCACCAAGCCGGTCTATGTTCAGCAGATCGGCGGCTATGGAGGCGGTGGCGGATACGGCGAACCGATATCAAGCTATTGGGACAATCCGTATGACAGTCCCTTTGGCAACCCCTACTCGTTCGCAGAAGGTGACGTGTTCGTGCCGGAGCCCACTCTTGCGATAGTCGGCGACAGGCCCGGCGGAGAATGGATAGGCGGCATAGACCAGGCCATAGAGAGGTTTGGGGGCGGTAGCGGCGGCCAGGTAGTAATCAATGCTCCTATGACGATCCAGGGGAATGTGTACGGGGTGGACGACTTGAACGCCTACATGGACGAGAGAGACAGGCAACTTGAAGCTAAACTTTCGAATGCGAGGAAAAGATGAGCTGGGAAAATATTGAAGTCCGGATCACAAACCCTGATCAACTGCCATTCGTGGCCGAAGTCGATTCTTGGAACCTCAAAAAGTTCAAAGACCCCAGGAGGCCGCGAGAGTTCGACATGAACATGAGCCGGAGCGTGCCGGTGAAGCAGTTTGCTACAATCGAGGTACTGGAAGGGGCCGATGTCATTTTCAGAGGCATAGCGGAGAAGTACAAGATCTCCAAGACCCAAAAGACCATCCAGGCGAAGGGAGTCGAGTGGCTGTTGTTCCATCGGTATACTCCGATGTTCAACTACTGCTTCACTGACCTAACCATGCTCGAGATCTTCCGGGATTGCTGGGACTCGATGTACGGTATCCCCGGCCTGCTTAGGGTAGCGAACAGCTATTGCCCCACGGCCACTCCATACACAATGTACGACGCCGCAAAGAACATAGTTAAGCTGGTTGGAGCTGGATCGGCCAGCCGGATAGGAGCGGCAGACATATCCATGCTCACCGAAGAACTTGAGCAGCCCCTCATAAGGCGCGCGGCCCTGGCCGATCTCCAGACCTATGATCAGTCTGTATTTCAGGATGCTACGGACCTCTATGTCCGGTACGATGGATCGTCCGGTGGAGGGGCCTTCGCTAACTGGTTCTGGTATCTCAACGGCGGCCTGATGGCTGAGAACGCCTTCGACACCATGATCAGGCTTGGGGTGCATGAGGCCGAAGAGGCCATCCTGACAGGCGGGCTCATGGTGGACTACAACCAGATCGGGGATCTCATGTGCAACCTGGCCGAG